CATCTGGTGTGGAGATCAGAATGAACTGCAAACCTGGGGATCTGGCAATCATCATCAACGCCACGCGCTGCCCGGAGAACATCGGCAAGATTGTCACTGTCTTGCGGCACCGGATGGGAGACTGGGACTACCTAGATTTCATGCCTGAGCCTGGCCAATGGATTGTCAGATCAAGTGGCGGCCCACTCGTTTCTAAAAACGACGAGGGAGACATGTTCTACGACATGGAAGGGCCGTACAGGGACGCTTACCTTCGCCCGATCCGGCCTGCATCCCTGGACGACAGCCTACTTGATCACAGAGAAAAGGAAACGTCATGAAAGCATTTGACCCGACAAAGCCCGTGCAGACGCGGGATGGGCGACCGGCGAGGATTCTGTGTACGGACAGAGCAGACCATAGGCACCCAATTGTGGCACTGGTTGGGACCGGAAACGGCAAGGAGTTTGCGCGTTATTACACCGAAACAGGTCAAGCCTGGCCTGAGGAGCAGGAGTCTTGCTTTGATCTTGTGAACATCCCGGATGCTGAAGTGTGACCGCGTATTACAACGAGATTGACCCTTACGCGGCCGAGTGGCTTCGCAACTTAATCAAAGCCGGACACATCGCGCCGGGAGACGTGGACGAAAGGAGTATCGAGGATGTTAGAGCGGGCGACTTGCGCGGATACACTCAATGTCATTTCTTCGCCGGCGTCGGGGTTTGGAGCTACGCCTTGCGCCGCGCTGGGTGGCATGACGATCGCCCAGTTTGGACAGGCTCTTGCCCCTGCCAACCTTTCAGCGCGGCAGGCAAAGGAGTTGGGTTTGTTGACGAGCGGCATCTGTGGCCAGCATGGTTCCACCTCATTAATCAATGCAAGCCTGTCACGATATTTGGCGAGCAAGTTGCAAGCCGCGACGGCCTCGCTTGGCTCGACCTTGTACAAGCTGACCTGGAAGGAGCGGGTTACGCCTGCGGGGCGGTCGATCTGTGCGCTGCGGGCGTCGGTGCGCCGCACATCCGTCAACGATTGTTCTGGGTGGCCAACGGCGACTTCGACCGATGCGGCGCGCCATCCGTCGGCACAATTCTTGACCAAAAATATCACGCTGAATCACGCAGCCGTGCTAGCGGGCTGGCCAACACCGTCATGCAGCAACGACCGGACGGGGAACCCGGAGTCCGCGCTAAAGATGCAACGGGAGGATGGCAGCAAGGTGCAACAGCGATTGCAGGACTTCGCGGCGATCTGCGGCCCGGCCCGACTCACAGCCACTGGCGTGATGCTGACTGGCTCTGCTGCCGGGATGGAAAGTGGCGGCCAGTTGAACCCGGCACATTCCCGCTGGCTCATGGGGCTACCTCCCGAGTGGGACGCTTGCGCGCCTACGGCAATGCGATCAATGCCGAAGTCGCGACCCAATTTATCAAAGGAGCAATGACAAAATGACATTTGATCCGACAAAACCCGTGCAAACCCGTGACGGCCGCAAGGCGCGCATCATTTGCACGGATATGGTTGATGAGCGTTACCCGATTGTTGCGTTGATTACTGAAGAAACAGATCGGGAATTTCCGGTTTCATTTACCGCTGATGGTCGTATTTTGGATAGCGCGCGTGAACATGATAACGACCTTGTAAATATTCCGGAGAAACGGGAAGGCTGGATTAACGTGTACCCCGTACCTGAGAGTCCGTGGCGGACGCCGAGCGACTGGCTTTACCCAACCATGGAAGAGGCGATAGAAGACTGCACCGATGGCTACATCACCACCGTCAAAGTGGAGTGGACGGAATGAAGCCCCTCTTGTGTACGTTCCTCCCCGCCGCATGGGCGTTGTTCATTTTCTGGTGCTTTGGCGCCGACCTGACCCATCAAGGGGTCGATCTTGGGATGGCGATTTGCTTCGCCGCGGCGACAGGCGCGATCGGTTTTGCCTTCTATAAGGCGGAGATTGAATAGGGGATTGTGATGAGTGAAATAAATACAGGCGGCCCAGCTTTCCCGGTGGGTGCCCTTGAGGACGGCATGGCACTCCGTGATTATTTCGCGGCGAAGGCCATGCAGACACTGCTTATCGGAATGGAGATGTACCATTTCGCAGGTATTGCAACCCAAGCCTATGCCATGGCTGACGCTATGCTGGCCAAACGGGAGGTCAAATGAAAGTATCCGAACTGAAAGGCCCCCTGCTCGATTACTGGGTAGGCAAAGCAGCGGGGTTTGACGTAAGGATCGTAATCCAGAACCCAACCAACTTGTCGAAGGAAAACTACGATGAAACCATTTGACCCCAGTAAACCCGTTCAGACGCGGGATGGGCGGCCGGCGAGGATTCTGTGTACTGACCGAGCAAGCCCCCTGTACCCAATTGTGGCACTCGTCAGGACCGAAAAAGGCGGAGAGGTTTCGCATTATGTTACAGAAACGGGTCAATCCTGGCACGATGAGCAAGAGTCTGGCTCTGACCTCGTGAATATACCCGAGAAACGGGAAGGCTGGATTAACGTGTACAAGGATGTAAGTTACCGGTCGGGTCGAACGACGAGCGAGTGCATTTACCTAACCATGGAAGAGGCGATAGAAGACTGCACCGATGGCTACATCACCACCGTCAAAGTGGAGTGGACGGAATGAAGCCCCTCTTGTGTACGTTCCTCCCCGCCGCATGGGCGTTGTTCATTTTCTGGTGCTTTGGCGCCGACCTGACCCATCAAGGGGTCGATCTTGGGATGACTCTTTTCTTCGCATCGGTGATGAGTGGCATAGGTTTTGCCTTTTATAAAGCTTGTATTCAATAGGAGATCGTGATGGAAGATTACCAAAAGGAACCGCACAACATTCTGCCGAACGGCTTAACGCTGCTGCAAGTGAATCCAGACTGCGCAGCTCAATTACAACCGGGAACGCGAGATTTTGGTTGGTTATATGTGCGTGGCTCTGATGGGCAGTGGGTGACGTCCAGAAAGTTATCGTCGTTTGAGGTAGAGGAAGCACAAGACCAGGCCGCAGATATGGCTGTGCTGCAAGGAACGAAAGTTAGAGCCGGATGAAAGGGGGTAAGTGAGGGGGATTACCAAAAGGAACCGCGCAACATTCTGCCGAACGGTTTAACCCGGCTGCAAGTGAATTAAGAGGAGGTCAAATGAAAGTATCTGAATTGAAGGGCCCACTTCTTGATTACTGGGTGGCGAGAGCGGAAGGGAAGAAAGCCCGGATTGATGGGGACAAGTGTATCGTAGAAACAGAATGGGAGGTCGATGAATACAGCGGAACGTTTATCTGGTATCGGCCGTCGTTTAAATGGGATATTGGCGGACCGATCATCGAGCGTGTTTGATCGCATTGCGGCCGAGGCAATGGAGAAAGGGGATAAATGATGACCGTGTTTGCCGCCGCATCTAAACCAAAGGACACACCATGACAGCAATCGGATTCATTTTATTTGTGCTTGGCGAGATTTGGGTCACTTGGGCGGTGCCCCGGTGGATGGAGTATGACCGAGACCTTCACTGGCAAGAAGTCGTTGGCTTTTTGCTTTTGGCCCCCGGCGGGGTTTTGTTAAGCCTGGGGATGGCGCTCGCCATCTGGAGACTGATGCCATGATCGCAATCGCTGTAATTACGGGCCTTGTATTCGGCTACTGGATGGGCTGCCTGGTCATGCGGTTGTGGATCGTTGGTGCGGCGGATTACAGCTTGCCGATCAGGATCAACGGCGCCTTGTACGCGGTCAACCATTCAGCCTGGCCGGCGTCGGGGAGGCGGCCGATGGGTTGGTGGGCGATCTTTAACCAACCGGTGGAAACGACCTACACCCACACGAGCAGCCGCTTTGATGAATCCGAGATGCTGAAGCACGCCGACACGATTATCCACGTAGGCAGCCCAGCAGACATCGAGCATCTGATTCAGACCGTAAACAACTACACAAAATCGGAGAAACCGCAATGAGCGCACGAGACAAAGGCAGTGAGCATTACACCGCGATGGACATCCAGCCCTGGGATGTCGTGGATACCTGGTCGCTGGAGCAGCGTATCGGCTACTACCGTGGCGGCGCACTCAAATACTTGATGCGCATGGGAAGCAAAGACCCCTCACGCAAGGAGATCGAGAAGGCAGCGCACTAC